AATACCTTGTATTTTATTAAACGCATCTCCAGAACGTTTATACACTGTAAGAGACGGTGCTTGCTCGTGTCCTACTGCTAAGTAAGTATCATCATTTGAAAAACTTACACCTTGACCAGTTCCTGCTAGTGCTTCAATACCTTGTATTTTATTAAACGCATCTCCAGAACGTTTATACACTGTAAGACACGGCAAACCTAAGTGCCCTACTGCTAAGTAATTATCATCGTTTGAGAAACTTACACCTCTACCGGCTCCTGTTGGTGCTACATCAATTTTATCTGTTAATTTAGTAAACGTATCTCCATTACGTGTATACACCGTAAGATATGGTGAAGTTTGATGTGCTACTGCCAAGTAAGTATCATCGCTTGAGAAGGCTACACTATAACCACTTCCTGTTGGCAAATCTTCTGCTGCAATACTTAATTTAGTAAACGTATCACCTGTATGTTTATACACGGTAATATATGGCGAAGTGTCGTGTGCTACTGCTAAGTATGCGTCATCGCTTGAAAAGGCTATACCTCTACCAGTTCCTGCTGGCAAATCTTCTGCTGCAATACTTAACTTAGTAAATGTATCATTTGAACGTTTATACACCGTAAGAAATGGTGAAGTTTGGTGTGCTACTGCCAAGTAAGTATCATCGTTTGAGAAGGCTACACTATAACCACTTCCTGGTAGTGCTTCAATACCTGATATTTTAGTAAATACATCTCCAGAACGTTTATACACCGTAAGATATGGTGAACCTACACTACCACTATGTCCTACTGCTAAGTATGTGTCATAACTTGAGAAGGCTATACCTCTACTAATACTATCCGGTAAATCTGCTGGGTCGCTTAACTTATTATGAACGGTATCCCAATTACTTCCATCACTTATAAACTTACTATAAACAGTATCAAATTTATCAACAGTTCCTGTTAAAATACCTGTTATTATTTCTTGCCCTTCAATAGTCACTACAGGCAAATTTTCTATAACACTTGCATATTGGTCTAGTGTTTCATCATCAATCGTACCACCTTTATCAATAATAGCACTTTTAATATTTGCTTTTGCTGTTTGTAATCTTGTAATCTCATCTGCTATACTCATATTATATTGCCTCCAATAAATCTTCTATTCCTGCTACTGCGTTTTCTAATGCTGTAATATCACCATCTATACCTGATAATGTTGTTGACAAATCTGTTATTTTAGAAATTGATAGTTCTGGAATATCATCTGCTGTTAAATCTTCTCCTGCTGTTACTAATCCTTTTTCATCATAAGTTATTTTAGGTTTAGTTGCTCCTGTTATAGTATCATTTTTTTCAACAAAAGTTTCTTCTAAAGTTTTTATTTCTGCTACTATTTCTTCTATTTTTTCCACAAGCACATTAAAAATTAATTCTTCCCCATCTTTTTTTACGTAATAAAGTTTACCCGTTTCTTTTTCATAATAAACATCTACTACATCTTCTAAAAGACTTACAACTTTTAGTTCATCCCAATTTACATTTTCAATAGGTAAATATCGTGGTATTAAAAATTGTGGTACAGTAGTGCTATTTTTTACAATTACTTTCCCATAATCCAATGGTCCACCATCTTCATTTTTATAGCCTATGAAATAAATCCCATTCTCTACAAATAAATCAGTTTTTACAATAAATTCAATATAATTAGGCTCTTCCACCATAATAACTTCTTTTAAAGGAAATACATATTTTTTGATTGTAGGCGTTTTAATTTCAATCTTATGTTGTTTCCCATTAAGGCTTGCGTGTAGCAAAAACTTAATTTTTATATAATCATCACTTCCTGTCGTTTCTACCACAACAGCAGTTGATAATTCACAATTTTCTAATACAGTAAAATTAATAATTTTCATTTATCTTTCCCCCCCTTAAAAATTTCTACCATTAATTAAAAATCTTGTCATAAATAGCGTTTACTCATATTATATCTCTGCCAATAAATCTTCTATTGTTCCTTCTAATACATCTAACCGTTCTTTCAATTCAAAGATATAATCATCTCTTTCAACTGCTTCTTCATCTCCAGATTCAATTTGCTTTATAATTGCTATTTCCACATTAGGAACATATTTTACTTTTGTGCCATCAATTTTAGTAATAAACGGCGTAATAATTAATGCTCCTGGAATTGTTAAAGCATTTGTTATGTTAAATTCCACTTGTGCATCTGTTCCTAATTCATATCTTAAAGAAGTACCATTAGCCAAAACTACGTCGCACCACTTTTCACAATCATTATACATTGTTTCTGAAAAATCTACAACTATTTTTGACGCTTTATTTTCTTGTGAAATATGTGAATCACTAGAAGTTAATTTTGCTTTGCCTGTATCATAACAAATAATCTTAATTTCTTTCACTTTTAATTACCTCCGTAAATAAAGTTTTTTTAAATCCCAATTTTATTTTTTTCTCATCATTATTCCATTCTATTTCAGTAACAGGTAAAGTTTTAATTATAGGCTCTGGCTTCGGTCCTTGTATGAAAACTTCTAATTTTAATATAACAGGTTCCCAAATACCAGTAGTAGGTACTCCATTTATAATAGTCGTATCAGTAATATCAGTAACAATTACATCTGGCGTAATAATTAAAAAGTCAATTATACCACTAATTCTAGTAAGTGTTGATTCGTCGTTATATTCACATTGAGTAATTTGTGCTGTGTTATTAAATATTATTGTTTTTTCAGCCAATTCTCCACCTGTCAATCCTTGATAAGTGATTCTTACGTTTATAAAATTATATGGTATTTCAATACCTTCTAAAAGCATTAAAGGATGCATTCCTATAATCTGTTCCCAAGCAGGTGCAGGAAGATGGCCTTTTGAAGAATAAACATTACACATAGTCATTAATTCTACATTTTCTAAATTGATTGGCTGTTTTTTGTCTTCACTTGTAAAAATAATATTTTCATTATATCTTGAGTTTACTAATTCATTAACAGCAGAAAATTGTGCTTCACTTAAATATTCTGCTTCAAAAATCTTTTGTTTTATAGGCAAAATCATTTTCTCATCAGTAATACTATTTTCATATATTTTATTATCTAATCCCAAGAAATATTTTTTCCAAGGCAATGTTGAAGGTCTTGATGCATAATTAAAACCACACTCAAAATAATTATAACTTACAAAACTTCCCGATTCCCAATATTCAACTCTTACTACAAAACCTATTTCATAATCATTAGCTGGCTCTAAAGGTTCGGGGAATGTTTGTGGTCCTTGTTCTTCTTTATTTTCAGGCAATTGTCTTTCATAATAATCTTCTGTACAACCAACCCATTCGTGATTATCACTAATTATAGAATCAAATTTTAATGTAGCAATTGTCTTGTTAGTTTTTACATCAGTTGTTTTTATTTCAAAATCAAAATCTAAACTTTTAATATCATAAACATCATCTGTTGTTTGAAAAATAAAATTCACTTTTTTAGCAATAAAATCAAATTCTGCTTTTAAATAAAAATTATAATATGCAATATAAGGCTTTATAAATTTATAAGCGTTGATAATAAGATATTGTCCTTTATAATTCCCAAAAAACATTACATCTTCATTTGTTAATTCTGTGAAATCAAAATCGAAATTAAAGATTCCTTCTGTATGAGCAATTTCAAGAGCATCAGAAACAATTACCATCATAGTTCTTAAAACAAAATCAGATGAAGTTGCATTTGAAAAATCTAATATTATATCAGTATCAAATAATATTCTTAAATCTACTCCTTTAAAGGTGATTTTATTGTTTTGTTGAGAAAGGTTTTTTACTAATCCACTATATTTTTGGACTCCTGTTTCTTCACAAAAAGAAAAGATAAACGCTTCGCTAAAATCTCTTTCTCCAATCCCAGAAAAAGATGAAGAATCAAAATCATAAACTCTTTGAATAATGTCAAATTTTACATCAGTTATATTTCCAATATGTTTATAAGTTTTATCATAAAGTGCAACATACATTTTAATCACTCACCCATTTCTTGTATTTTAAAACAGTATTTTTTCCAACTAAAGAATCAAAAACAGGTATTGTAATTTTCCAAGTTCCTTGTGGTATTTCAATAAAACTTGTTCCCGTTTTATCAATCAAATCATAAACTGAAAACGGTTCATCATCGTCTAGTGCAAAAAGTGCCTTTTTATTTTCTCCGTCTAAAACTAAAGTTCCAGCACCTGCTCCAACATAATCACTAAAATCAATTTCAACTTTTTGAACCACAGCATCCAAAGTTGTCTTTCTTTCGAAAGTTATTGAAATAGGATTCCCATAACAAGTGAAGTGTGCATATGTAGGTAAAAAATGTGAATTTGTAATTGTAACAATACTAGCATCAGTTTTAGTAATTATAATTTTTTCATACCAAGGCGTTTGTCTATGAAAAGTAAATTGTTCTTGAATAACATTATATTCTGTTTTTTGTGTTTTTGGTGCGTTTTCAATCCATACTTCACAATATCTAATATTAGCATCATAAGACTTATATTCTAACACAAAATTATTTTTCCCATTCTCAATAATAAAATCTAAAAAATCTTGATATTCTTCATAAGCATTACTATTAATACCAAATATTAATTGCAAAGAAATAGGCTCAAACTCTAATTCCGTGTCATAAATACGGTTATAATTTTTTTTAATTGCAAATTTTGTTCCTAGCCCAGAAACTTCAGTCGTTAAAATTCCTGTATGTGATAATTCTACGCTTTCAGTTTCTGTTTTATTCCATATTTTAAATGTTCTCATTTTATAATTCTCCTGCTAATTTCATATTTATTTGCCTTATTAAATTATCAACATCAACTTCTTCAGCATAATTTTGTATCACAATTTCAAAGTTAATTTCTTTATCACTATAATCATTATTTACATAAGTAGTTGGGTAAGGTGTTGCATTAGTTTCTTGAATAACGCCTTCAGGTGTGATTGCAGGGGTAATTATTGTTTCAGGTTCAACAGGTTTCGGCTCTGGTGCTGGAATCGTTTTTGTTGTAAAATCGGTATTTATATCAAAACCTTTCATTTCAACTTCTTTTAATTTCCCAATAGTAAAACCTAAAACATCTCCAATTGTATTTATACCATCAATTAATTTATTGATAATTCTTATTGCTCCATTGATAAAACTTTCTATTGCTTTTATAACCACATTTAAAACTTTAGGAAAAGCACCAAAAACTTTCGCCCATACTCCACCAATCCATTCAATAACAGGTCCTAAACTTTTTATAATTATTTCAATTATAGGCGTTATAAATTCAATAATTTTTTGCAATACAGGTAATAAAATTGATAAAAGAATATTTATTAAAGGCATAAGTTTATTAAGTAATTGTACAAAAACTTGTATTATTATTTGAATTATAGGCATTAATGCAGTAATCAAAATACTAACCAGTGGCATAATAGCGTTTAATATTTGAATAATTGATTGGATTATAGTTTGAATTACAGGCATCAATGAAGTAATTAAAAGTGGGATTAAAGGCAAAATTGCATCTATTACTTGCATAACGCCTTCAACTAACATTTGAAGCACAGGCATTAAGGCAGTAATTAAATTTTCAATTAAAGGCATAATTGCGTTTAAAATATCATTAAATGTTTGCATTAATAAATCTAAAACAGGCATTAAAGTATCGCTTAATTTACTAAATAGTCCATCTATACTATTTTTAAATTCTTCATTTGTGTTATACAATAAAATAATTAATCCAATAATTACGCCTATAATAGCAATAATAGGATGTGCTGCTATTAAAGAAAATACTTTGCTCAATCCACTAAATGCTTTTACAAGACCACCAATACTTGAAACCATTTTACCGATTATTACAAGCATAGGTGCAAGTGCAGCGACAACGCCTATAATTGTAAGCATTGTTTTTAATTGTTTTTCACTTAAATTTCCAAACCAATCAGAAACATCTCTAATTACAGGTAAAATACGATTATTTAAAATATCAGCAAGATTTTCCATTATAGGAATAAGTGCAACTCCAATTTCGTTTTTTATCATTTGAAACTGATATTTTAGTCCATTAATTACATTATCAAGTTCTCCAATTTTAGCAATTTGTTCATTAGAAACATAACCTAATGCTTCAAATTCAGCCGTCAATTGTGCTATTCCTTCTGCTCCACTATTTAAAAGTGGAATAACTGCTGCGCCTAATTTAGCACCAAAAATTTCATTTGCTATTCCTGCTTGTTCAGTAGCATCTTCAATCATTGAAAGTCTTTCAACTATTAAACTGAAATTTCCACTCATTCCTTTAGACGCTTGTTCGCTAGTAAATCCCATTCTTTCTAAACCTTTTGAAACTTCACCAAGTGCTAATTTACCAAGTTCTGTCTGAACACGCTTTAATCCGTTTTCAAGTTCTTGATTACTAATATCAGTTTGCATAGCAATATATTGCCATTTTTGAAATTCTTCAGCACTAAGATTAACTCTTTCAGCAGCAGTTGCAACAGTATCGCCCCACTCAATAGTGCTTTTGCCTATTGCAGCAAAAGAAGCAAGTAGTCCTGTAGCAATTGCTGATAAAGGCATCATTTTTTGACCTAATTTTTCAATTCCACCACCAACGGTTTCGAACTTTTTTGCTAATTGTTCAATTTTTAAATCTTTTATTTCTTCTAATTTCTTTTTTAACAAAGTGGCTTTTGTTTCAGTTGAAATCAATTCACTTTGTATTTTCCTATAGCCATCAGTATCAACAGCACCTGTATCTTCAAGATATTTTAATCTTTCCCTTAAAGCCTTTGCTTTATCATCAGTTTGTTCAATGGCTTTTTGTGCTTTTTTCTGTGCTTCAGCAAATCTTTCAGAGTTAAAATCAATTTGAAGCGATTTTTCAAGTACCGAAACTTCTTTTGCAGTTTGACGAATTTCTTTGTCCATTTTTTTAATACCAGAATTAAATTCTTTAGTATCAACGCCAATACCAATTGTCAAACCTTGTACTTTTGCCATTAAACTTACCTCCTTTTATGCATTCTTAAAATATCTTCATTAGATGCTGTTATAACTTCTTTTTTGTTTTGGCTTTTATTCATCATTTTAATATTTTCTTCAATCGATTCAATATCATATTCTACCACAAGTGCTAAAAGGTCCATATAATTCAATCTACACATCAAAGAATAATCAATAGAATATTTGGTACATCTTTTAATTAAAGTTATAATAAAAGGCGTGTCTGACTTACTTGTATTAGAAGCAAATCGCTTTCCTAGTTTTGCAAGTTTTTCGACACGCTCGTTTAGTTTTTTGAAGCCACCTTGCTTACTTCTTCCAGCACGGCACTAATTTTTTTCAATATCTCATCAGCAATTTCAACGTCGAAAAGTTTACAGAAATCTTTAAAAGTCGGTAATTCATCACTATTTACATAACAATAAAGAAGTTTTAATAATCCCAAAAAATGACTTTTTCCTTTACTTTTATCTTTTAACCATATTTTTACCATCTCGGTATAAGTTGCCAAATCATAACCAACTATTGATTGAAATTGTTCTTCCCATTTTAAATGTGCTAAAAATGAAGTATCAATATTTACTTTCATTTCGCCTTTTGTTTTTTTTATTTCTCCATTAACCATTTCTTTTGAAATTGTAGGAATTGTAATAATCATTATGCTCCACCCTTCTTTATATCTTTATAGGCATTTTTATATAATCGCCAAAATCTGTATAACCATCATCTTCTGGGAAGGAAGTCATTCTAAATATTTTTGTGGTGTTACCATTATCATCAACATTATCGCTTCCATCTTCATTTTTTAAGTTTACACCTAAAACTGTTAAAGTATATTCATAATTATTGATAACAGGGTCTTCTGTTGTTTGTTCATATGATTCACTTGCTTTTCCTGTTATACAACCGAATAACCAATTTTTAATTGTAATTACTTGTCCTTCTTCATATGCTTCTGTTTCGTAATAAATATAATGTTCATTGCTTTGTCTTTGCTGAATATCAGCATAAGCATTATGAACTGTAAGTAATCTTCCACAATCTCTTTCATAGTGGTCTTCAATATTTACAACTGATATTGTTCCAGTTTTTCCTTTGTCGTTTCCTAAAACGCCTAAAACTTCTCCATCGCCGAATAATTTTGATTCACTATAATTCGCTTCTAAACTAATAGAATTTGCATATGCAAGTTCTTTTACAGGAACTAATGTTACTAAAGCATAATTTAAGCCTGTAAGTGTTAAAACTCCTGTATTTGTAATTGAAAATACTTTTCCTGTAGCAGTTAATTTCACACAATTAGGGGTTGTATTTAAAACTAAAGTCCAATCTTCATTGATTAAAACTCCATCTTTGACTATTAGTTCACCATCAATAATTATTGTGGCATCATTAAAATCAGTTAATCCATAAGTTAATCCTGTTCCACTTGCTTTAAAAAGTATAGTAGAATTAGCCATTGAATATTTTAGATTTTTAATATTAAATTTAAACATTTTTGTTTTCGCCATTATTTTTTTCCCCCTATGTTAAAACTTTTGGAATTGGAACTGTTGCTCCAAAAGTGGAATAACCTGTAGTATCAGGGTATGAAGTTAAACGGAAACATTTTATAGTATTGCCTTTTGCATCAGTATAATCTTCAGTACCTGCTGAATTTTTTAAGTTTACACCTAAAACTGTTAAAGTATATTCATAATTATTGATAACAGGGTCTTCTGTTGTTTGTTCATATGATTCACTTGCTTTTCCTGTTATACAACCGAATAACCAATTTTTAATTGTAATTATTTGTCCTTCATCATACGCTTCTATTTCGTAATAAATAGCGTGAGATACTGACTTTCTTTGCTGAATATCGGCTAAAGCATTTGTAATTTCTAAAGCACGTCCACAATCTATTTCATAATGGTCTTCAATATTTACAACTGATATTGTTCCAGTTTTTCCTTTGTCGTTTCCTAAAACGCCTAAAACTTCTCCATCGCCGAATAATTTTGATTCACTGTAATTCGCTTCTAAACTAATAGAATTTGCATATGCTAGGTCTTTTATAGTCCCATAAGAACCATCATTCTCAATAGCATATTTCACATTTTTTACATTAAACTTAAACATTGCTGTTTTAGTATTCATTTTTTTCCCCCCTTATTTAAACCTTTTTTGTATATCTTCAATAAAAAGCCTTTCAATATCTTTTTTGTTTTGATTCCAACTTAACTGTATAAAAGGCCTATGATTTTTACTATATTCAAAAAGATTAGTGAGTGGTATACCTGAATTAATACCTAATACTCCTTCTTGATTATAGATATAATTTACATTAAAATAATCTTTAAATTTCCATCCACGTTTAAAAACACCACCACGCTTCCCAATAGGCGTTATTTCGGTTAAACGATTAACCATTATTTCAGTAATTTTTTTTAATGATTCTTGAGTCGCTTTATAATTTTCCTTTAGAAATTTGTTTATTATTATCTCAAATTCTTTTTGTAAATCAATAGAAATATTTTTTCCACGTTCTGACATTTTAATCATCTCCAATTAATGCTTCAACAATAAATGAGAAAATAAACAATTGATTCCCTGTATCAAAATCTATATTTTGCATTTCAAAAGTCCAATGATTTTCTAAAAAAACTTCATTCATTTTTTCTATATGCTCATATACATTACGTGTTCGACTAAATAAATTAATCATAACACTCATTTTTCTCATTGAACATTTGCCGTCTGAAAATTTTGATGGAGCACAATTTGTTATTAAAAAAGTGATATATGTTTCTTTTTCACTTGCTTCCTTATTTTTTATGCTAATAGGCCAAAAAATTGGTCTGTGCTCGACTTTTATACTAGACAGCGATAGAGACAACCCTTCAACGAAATCGCAATTTAAGAGCAAATTTGAGACTATTCTTTCAGTAGCAATTATTCCTTCATAAGTGTTCATTCAGCCCACCTTACTTTATCATATTGTTTTACATTTACTTCATATGCTCTAAATTTCACTTCAGTGATATAAAATTCATAATAGTCAATACCACTAATACGATAAGTTTTATTATTAAATTCCACATACATATCTACTATAATTTCACGATAATTCACAATAAATTCAATATCACTTCGGTCTTGAATAGCATCAGCACTTGCTTGTTCATTCGCCGATAATTGTCTTACATATGCTTTTAGAAAAGAATTTCTAGGATGAATATAATGTTTTATACTTTCATCGCCATCGACATCTTCCCAGAAAATGCGTATATTTTTATCTTTAATTTTAAGCACTTGCATCGCTATACTTCCAATTCTTTTTCTTTCGCTATGTTTTGAAGGTCGATTAACATACCTGTTATTCCAAAACTTAAATCAAATTCTTTTATATAACCTTTTGCACTAAAATATTGTTGCCTTATATAAGCAATTGCACATTGTTTTGCTAAAGGCTCTATTACATCATCCTGTGAAAAATCATAATTAGTTTTTTCTAAAAGAAAAGAAGAAGCGACAGCAGACAAACGCTGCAATTCTTCAGCGTCAAAATCGACATCTTGGTAAATCGCTTTTCTAACTTCTTCAATAGTTAAAATGTTCATCTTAAATCACTCCTTCTTAATATTCAATTTTTACGAATCTTTTACCAAAACCACAAATCCATAAGTATCACCTAATTTGCCATCAGCAATTAAAGTTGATTTGTGGATATATTCATCGGTATTTTCGTCAAAGAATTGACGGAATGTCATTTGGAGATTAGTATTGATAAGATAATCACTTAAATCTCCATAAATAACAACGACATCATCATCGCTTGCAGTATCTAAATCAGGTAACAATTCAGTTAAAACAACTTCTTTACCAAGAAAACGATATTCAGGTGCTCCTGCAATTCCATAATTTACACGTGCAATAGGTTGTCCTGTTGTAGCATCAACTAATCCCCAAATATATTTGTCAAAAGTTAAAGGATTCATTATCATAACACCGTTTCTTCGTTTACGATATGCTAGTGGAATATTAGAAAATAATTTAGCAATCCACCCAGAATAAGTTGCATCAGACGTTTTAAAAGCGATTTGCTGTTCTTCAGCAATTCTTCCTTCTGCTGCGCCAAGGTCTAAATCTGCAGTAATACCTAAAGGTTGTCCATTACCTGTGCCATTGATAACAGCAGTTTCTAAAGCAATTCCCATTGCTTCCACGATATTTTTAGCAACAGTTTGTTCCCACAAATCAAGTGAAACAACACCTGCAATTAATGTAATCGCAACTCTCATTTGAAGTTTGTTATAACTGAAAGTAACGCTTCCATTAATATCTTGTTTCTGTTTTCCAGCAACACTTCCTTCACTAGTCCACGAAGCAACAGGTTTCGTACCACCAATAGGAATCTTTACTCCACCTTGGAAATTTGTAAATGTTACTCTTGAAAGAATATCACCATAATCTTTTAATTCTTCAATAACTCTATTCATAATTGTTGTAGGAATAATTGCTCCTACATTAGTAGTTTCTGTAGTTGCATCTAATCTTTCTAAAATCTTATTTGATTTTCGGTTCACATAATCACGGAAACTTTGGCGATATTCTAAACTTGAATATTGGTCTTCTTCTTCTACAAAATCTTTTTTCTTTTCAGGCATCTCTATTTCTTTCCCTTCTTCATTTATTCTTTCAAGCGTTTCTTTTCTTATTTTTATAGTCTCATCATTTAATGAACGGACTTCTAATTCTAATTTTTCTAGTGTTTCAATACTAGCATTTTTTAATTCTTCATCAATCTCTTTGCGTCTTTGCGCAATCTCAATAAGTCTTTGAGTATTTTTCTCCATATTATTTCCCCCCTAATGAATTTAATATACTTATACGTTTTCTTTGTGCTTGTAATTTCTCCAAATCCGAAATACGCTTCTCCAAGTCGCATTTTCGCCTAGCATAAAGTTCAGTATTTGAATAAGCAGGAACAGTTACTGCTGCTACATCATACATTTTTTTAATGTTTTTTACAGTCCAAGTTCTCGTTTCTTCATCAAAATGTTCTTCTTCTTCAGTAAAAGCAAAAGACATTTTATCAATATCTCCACGTTTTACTAATTCATATAAATCTTTTCCCGCTGTAGTGTTTGCAGGGAACGCTTTAATATAAACTCCATCTTCTCTTTCTTCAATGAAAAGAGTATTATTTCTAGTTCTAGCCATAACCATAATGTTATCAGCGTGATTATATTTCAAAAACACATCACTTAAATCAGCATTTTTTAATGCTCCTTGCTCAATAACTTCAAAATAATCTTGATTATCAAAAGAAAAAAGTTTAGTCTTTTCTCCATACACTATTGCTTTTCCTTCCAGAATCATCTGGTCATTTGTTTCTTCTAAAGGTAAAGCACGAAATTTAATTTCTCTACGTAAATCTTTGTGTTTCATTAAAAGCCCCCTTTTTTTATATATAAATTTTAATTTTCCACTTCTTCTACAGAAGGATTACCAGTTTGATATTCATCTTGTTTTTGGGAATTCACATAATTTAACGATACTTCTCTTATGTCTCCATCTTCAACAGGTGGTAAATATACAAGTTCTCGCATTTCATTTATTGTAAGCATTCCTACTTCTTTTACTTCTTTAATAATGTTTAATCTGGATGTAATAGACATTGATTGTATTTTATCAACTTGGATTATTATTTTATTCCCATAAGCAACTTCATTCTGTGTAAATAATTTTTTAGTCAATTCAATTTCCAATTTATTTATAAAAACTTCAAGTGTGCTTTCAAAGAAAGAATTCCATTCAACATCTGTAAAGTTTCCTGATATGATTTTTTTATTAGTCCCAAAATAATTATAAACCGACTCATAAAAACGGTCCATTTCACTTCCATCTGAATATTTCGGGGTGTTAGTAATAGGCGTAATTTTACTAGTGGCATCGGTAAAAATAACTCCACCATTTTTAGCAGCATTTAAAAAGTCTTCATTAAACTCTAATGCTTTTTTCTTTTTTTTGTCATCACTTAAAACAGTAACACTTTCTACTATGAATCTAATAAAAGCACTTGATTTTATCGCATTTTCAATTCCTTGATAATTCATATTAATAATGTTTAAAACTTTTTTAATGTTATCATTGCTTGAACCAAAAAACTCATCTTTCCCAACCATTCTTTTGATAACTGCAACATTTTCAACGGATGTAGTAATCATTTGTGTTTCATTATTTATTGCAAAGGTCAAATATATTTCTTGATTTTCTTTTATTGTTACATTTGTATTTGAAGGGTCAATAATCCACAAACTGTCCAACACTTCTTTCCCTTCAAACACATTGCTAGGTATAAAATGTAAATAAATAAACACATTATTAGAAACCAACCAATGGTACATTGCTTTTTCTAAAAAGTCTGAACCATTTTCAACGGGGTTAGGTCTATATTGCAATATATAATTTAATGTATTTCTTCCTTGAATCAATTTATTTTTATCGTTTAATCTATAATGTGCCATTTTAAGTTTACTAGCGTGTTTCGTTATGGAATTTATTGATTCAGTTACAGCATTACTAGTAGTAATATCATCGCCAAATGAAGCGAAGAACGGGGTGAATAAATTCATAAAATTAGTTTTCGTTATTTTTTTAGAATTACCAAAAAGTTTACTGAAAAAACCCATTTAACCACCTAACTTTCATTGATATACCTATCTACTTAATTTCAGTATATCACTTTTTTTTCTTTTGTCAAATATTTTTTTAAAAAGTTTTTTATCGCTGCAAATAGCATAACTTTAAAAGAACGGTATTATATAGATAACATTCTTTAAGTATGCTCCTAGAGTTAATAATTTATAAAACTTTCATATATTTCAACAAGTCCTACAAAGCAATTTATCATTGTGGCTGCTCCATCAATTTTTCTTTCTTTTGCATCATTAATTTTTTTAGGCATATAATTTCCATTCCTATCACGAACTAATTCCACATTTGATAAACACCATTTTGTAACAGGATTATTATTATAAATAACACGACCATTCCCTAATTCCAACTCAAGGTTTTGCATAGGGATTGATAACGTTTTAAAACCTTGTTGTGTTCTTGTTAAACACTTATCGCTAAATCCTAAAGATTCAAGTTCTTTAATCAAATATGTTGCTGAATAAGAGTCATAATTTATTTTCAAATAAGTTATATCTCTTGCTAACGCCATTTCATTATAAACATAATCCGTAATCATTCTGTAGTCAATAGTATTTCCAGGACATATTCTTATAAGTTTTCGGTCTACCCATTGTCTATATGGTATTTTACCGTTTTGCATATCGTTATATTTTTCTTCTGGAATCCAATACATCGTTTCAAAAATGAATTTATCTATTTCTTTATCATAAAATAAAGTACTAAAAGCAGTCAAATCTCCTGTTCGTGATAAATCTAATCCACCAATAGCAATTGAACCATTATACTTTGATAAATCAACTATTGTTTCGTTATTAAGAACATTAAAAGGTAACCAAGATTTTTGGTCCACGCCTATAATGTTAAAATCTTTTATTTTTACTGTAGCAGCAAAATTTACATCAGTTTTAATTCTTTCAACATTTTCTGCTAAAGTTTTACGACTTTTTAACATATCTAATGCTGGATTTGCTTTAACCCAACAATCTTCTTCCCATATTTCACTTTCATTATCTAGTTCATATATTAACGGAAAGAAACTTTCGTTTTCAACTGAACCATCTATAACTTTAGTTGCATAATTATAAATATCATCAAATAATCCTTCACGAACAAAACCACTTGTAGTTATCATATTTAATAAAGGCTGTTTTCTAGCCGTCATTGATTGTCTAATCATATCATAAATTTTTCTAGGCAAAGCGTGTACTTCATCAATAATAGCAGCAGATGAATTTAATCCATCAAAAGTTTCTACATTTTTTGATAAAGGTCTATAATATGATTTCGTTTTAGGAACATATAATTCACTTACGGGAAACGTTCGAGATTTTATTACTTGTGAAAGTTCTCTATTTTGCTCCACCATATTACGACTTTCTTCCCATACACGCTTTGCTTGAGACATTACAGTCGCTGCAGAATAAATTTCTCCACCTTTTTCACCATCCAGCAATAGAAGATATAATGCAACTGCTGAATTTTCTACTGATTTACCATTTTTTCTTCCACGAACATCGAAAACTTCAGTATATTTCCTTAAATTTGTTTCTCTATTTAAAATACCAAAAATTACTTGCAATTTCGCTTTTTGAAAAAGCATTAATTTGATAGGTTTTCCAGCCCAGACTCCTTTTGATTGAAGACAAAAATTTTCTATAAATTTTATAACTTTAGAGCCTTTAGCATTATTATAATACCATTTAGAATCTTCGCCCTTAACAATTGGAAGTATTTTTTGATATACGGTACGGACTTTTTTAGAAACAATTATTTCTTTGTTTTCAATTTTTTCAATATATTCAAGAATGAAATTATTCTTCGTCTTCATCTTCCATCATTAACCGTTCTAATAGACTAGGTTCTTGTTTCTTTGCCATACCCATTCTAGCCCTTCCAACAGGCGTTAAACATAATTGTTCGCTAAACCGATAAATAACTTGAGACTGACTTTGCATCGTCTTAAAAGTTTTATCAATAATTTTCTGTGCTTCTTCATTTGTAGAAACAATTTGTTGATATTTCGACCATACTTCGTGCGCTTTAGAATAAATAGCATACGCTTCACAGTAAATAGTAAGTGCAGTTTTATCAAGGTCAGAAAGAATATTTGATTCCATTTCACGATAAAGTTTAATTACACGCTTCCATTCTTTTTTCGCAACAGGACTTAATTTTGAAGGACAACGCAAAAAGCCACTAGTTTTCAATTTTCTTTCAACTTCTTTTCTTCTTTCAATCTCTTGTTTTGATTTTTTATGCTTTTCACTATCTACAATCATTGCAGGTTGTGGCTTTCTACCATTCATCCTAAATCTCCTTTACTATGTACGCCTTATTATAATCCTTTACTCCCTTTGTCAACATTTTTAAAAACTCATCTCTTGTAATATCACTCAACCTAAAAATCTCTTCAGGTTTCATTCCAAGTTCTTTTGAAATTTCTTTTACTGTTTTTCCTTCTGCCAATAAATCTTTTATAATTCGTCTCATAGGCTCTAATAAATGTTGTCCCCTAGCACGATTATGTGTAATCGTCCCATAAATATCTTTTGATTTGTCTTCGTGCTCCACAATTACAACGGGAACCATTCCATTTAACAATGAAACTAAAGGTTCTTGTCCCGAAATTAGCCATCTATGAAATCCATCAATAATTGTAAAATCGGGTCTTATTACAATAGGCATAGTCCAACCATTTGATAAAATTGATTGCTTTAATAATTCTAAATTATCCTTTGAAACAACATTTGGGTTGTAATCATTTGGTAATAATTTTTCACGGTTTATAAGTTGTACATTTGAAACAGGTTTTAATAAGTCTTTCATTTCTTTTGCCATCCCCCTACTCCTTGAGAACGTATAATATCGCCCAAAATAGCACGATATGTACGTTTTTTTAAATCTCCTGCTAAAATACTTTCGTATATTCTACGATAAATTGAATCATTAATCCAAAACCCAAACTTTATTATTTTTTGCTTATAAAGTTTTAATAAATCTCTTTGATGCTCCATAGGTAAACTTTCGGGATTTTTCATTAATTCAAACATTTTATTACGATAATTAATTGATTCTTGTCCTTTTTCCATTTCTTTACGCTTTTTAGTGCTACGCCTAAACATTCCTGTGTCCCAATATAAAGCAACTAAATAAGCATTTGGCTCACGAGCAACTACTTTATCCATTAATTTTGGGTATATTTCATTTAAGTTTACTAAACATTTCACTGAGTCAATCGCAAAAAACTCGGTAAGCCTTAATCTATTTATAGGCGTTCCTACGCTATAAAGATTAATATATGCTTGTGGAATATCTATATTATTGCGTAATAAATATAACCACACATCTTTATCAGTCCAATCATAAATTGGGAACATTCTTGTCCCTGCTGCAAGTTGAGTTTTCATTTTAGCAAGATATTTTAATCTTTGAACGCTTTCTGACGCCCTTACTCCTATTAAAGAGATAGTGCCTTCGTAATTATCTACTCTTTCTAAAAAATCTTGATAAGAGTCTTCTCTTGGCTTCAATAACGGATGTGTCGTAATAGCAAACTCGGGCATAGGCCGAAGCCATTTATCTTTATTTCTAACGTCCCACGCAATAATTCCTTGAGTTTCTGACAAACTGTCTAAACAATTGTTGTTCCTTATTTCAATACAATACCAATCAAAAGGAACACCTATTAACATAAATTTCTTTCTCCAGACTTTACAAATTTCGATAACTTCATCATAAATTGCTTCTTCATCAACAAAAAGCACTTTTAATAATGTTTTGTCTATTTCTCCACTAACGCACAATTTATAAATATTATCTGCAAGTACAAGACTATCTTTCCCACCACTAAAAGAAAGGTTTATTTTTACTCCAGCAGAAAATATATTTTTTAATCTTAATTTCGTGGCTTCAACCACATTACAATCTAAATATACTTTCTTAATCATAAGAGTATTTTTTCAGCACAATTAGGACATAATATAAATGGTCTTTCATCTTCTGTCGTTTTATAAATAACTCCTGTCTTTAATTGTTCAAGTTTTTCATTTTCTTTTTGATAGTCTTGAATGTTTTGTGGTACTTCATAATCTGTTTGTGCTTTTTCTTTCTTTTGTTCTTCAACTTTTTTGGGAATATTAAAATCTTCTAATTGTTCTTCTATAGTTTTATCACCATATATCATCCGAAGGTCATCGGCATTATAACCAGGAATATCAAAGTCTTTTATTTCACTTAGCAACAAATCAATGTTATCAAAGTTATCATTGCCTAAAGTATAAATCTTATTATCTGCAAGCATTAATTTGTTTTTTTGGCTTTCATTTAATCCAGAAACACGATGTATTTGCACTTCAGTTTTCCCCATACTTTTAAGTGCTTTTACTAATCCGTGTCCTATAATAATCATATTGTTTTCATCTATCACAACAGGTCTTATAACTCCAAATTGTTCAATAGAACGCACAAATTCTCTAATTTGCGTTTCGCTATGAATCCTTACATTTTTAGGATTTTCTTTTAATTCTGTGATATTAATTTTTTCTAATTTCATTTTTCTCTCCTTTATAAAATATGAATCATTTTACTAATTTGTTATAATCATTAGTAACAATTTCTTTTGCCGAAGTCAATACAATTGAAGGGTCTAAAACCTTCATATAATCAATCCAATATTGTGCATCTTCTAAAACGACCATCCCGTTTTCTTGAAAATAATAATCAGCAATAAGTTCAGAATCAATATTTGAATATTTTTCTATAATATTTTTTGCTTCTGCTTGATTGTCTTTTGAAAAATTGATTGCCTTTACAATCCCAGAAACGAACTTTTCAGCGTCTTTTGGGTTTTTATTTGCCCAAGTTTTATTTAAAAAATGCGTTGCAAATTGTTTTTCACCAAAAACATCTAAAGCAGAAAACAACATTTTCATCCCTTCAGTATTTTTAGCAACAGCACTAAATGGCGTCATCAATCCAATAGCATCTACATTTCCATTTTCTAAAGCAGTTAATTGCACATCAAAAGGCAACAGTACAAAATTTACATCATCTGCTGATAAACCTACTTCGGCAAGAGCAATTAACCAGGTATAATGAAATGATGAATTAAACAAATTAATTGCTATTGTTTTTCCTTTTAAATCTTTTAATTCATTTATTCCACTATTTTCTTTTACATAAAACTCTTCAAGTGGTGCGCCTATAATTGAAGATTGGACATCAGTAACGCCTATAATAGGTAATCCTGCATTGACCGAATTAATAATAGCCATATAAGAAGAAAGACTTGCGTCAACTTCTCCACTTGCAACCATTTGAACTCCTGTCGGACCACCTGCAATTGTATTTATCAATTCAACTTTTAAACCTTCTTCTTCAAAATAACTTTTTTCAATAGCAATATAAACGGGGTCATAAACTTTTAGTCCAACATATTTTAAAACATTGTCTTCTCCTTTACAACCAAATAATACCACAACACTAAACAATACAACTAATACGGTTAAAATTTTTTTCATTTTTTCTCCTAAAATAATTTTTTATTTATAATTTTCATTATTACATTTATAAAAAATGTTACTATTCCACATATTGCACTTGATATAAAAATATAAGCGAACGATGTAGAAAACTTAAACGTTTGTGAACTAACAAGAATCATAAAACCTAATCCTTTAGTAGCACCTAACATTTCTGCTGCAATTAAACTAATCCAGCCTGTACCAATACCAACTTTAATACCATTAACAATATTAAGTGATGCTAATGGAAGTTTTACATAAAATAAAGTTTGTAATTTATTACATCCAAGATTTTTAGATGCATCTAATAATTCTGATTCAATCTCTTCAAGACCACGAATTGTATTTAATAAAATAGGTGGCCACGCTGTCCAAAAAATTATGAAAATTCTCACGCTATCTCCAATCCCAAATAAAACAATTAAAATGGGAAATAAACTTAATGATGCTATGCCACGAAAAGAATTTATTAAAGGACTTAAAAGTTTTTTGAAAAAAACAATTTCATTCATTAAAATGCCTAAAAAAATTCCAAAAATTGACGCCAAAAAAATACCAATTATACTTATTTTTAAACTTGAAAATAAATTAAAATAAAAATCTTGGCTTGAAAATAAATTAAAAATTCCAATGAAAAGTGATTTTACACTTGGTATTGCAGGCGTATTTTTCGTTACGTGTAATAATTCCCAGAATATTAAAAATAATATTATTCCTAAAATTCCTAGTAAACTTTTTATAATTTTGTTATTCTTTTTCTTTCTCATCTACACTTGCCTTTCGTCCCTTAAAAAGTCTTCAATAAATCGGCTATATATATAACTATAGAGACACGCCGTTGTACAGCGTTCGTTAAAATTTTATAAATTAGGGGGGGGTCTTCTTTCTAGGAAGCACATTCCCGTTATCATCAAAAAATAAGTCTTCACGAACTGAGCCGACAGAACGTTTAGCGTTATGACAACTTGTGCAAAGCAATACTAAATTATCAGGATTCAAACTAATGTTATAATCATCAATATTGGCTACAGTTAAAGGCTTTATATGATGTACTTCATTCCCCCTTAATCCGCATTCGGCACATACCCCGTGATATTTTGCTTTAATAAAGTTTCTCGTTTTTTTCCATCTTGCACTATGATAAAATTTATTTAAGTTATCACTCGACATAAGTATTTCACTCCTTCTCTTGAGTAATATTTTTCTTTACTATGCTGATTAAGGAACCTTCCAATCATTTGAATAGTCAATCCTGGGACTTTTTCGTTTATTAAGAAGTATACTTGTCTAGCAGTAAAAAATTGAACACAATTTTCAAAAGAAATATTTATATTCAAATCCACACGCACCACTCCTTCCGCTTCTAGTATAACATTATAAAAATCATTGTCAACATATTTTATTAAAAAAAGTATTGAGAAATAAAAAAAGAATGTATAGTATGTATAGTTTAAGGCTATTTCCTAAAAGTCCTACAAGAAAGTAAATATAGAAACTCTTTGTTTTTCGGCTTAAACTATACATACCATACATACATTTTGATAAATCTTTAACTTTCTTTTACTTTTGGAATATATTGGTATAAGTTTCCTTCTATTTCTTGATTGAATTGGTATAAGTTTCCTTTTATTTTTTGATTATATTGCCATAAATTTCCTTTTATGTCCTGAGTATGCTGATATAAATTGCCTTCAACTTTTTGATAGCCCTGAAATAAACTTCCTTCAACTTCTTGATTATACTGATATAAATTGAATTCTACTTTTTGATTTTCTTGGTATAAATTTCTTTTTACTTCTTGATTGTCTTGAAATAAACTTTTTTTTACTTTCATATAAGATATATGAACATTGCCTTCAAAATCACTAAAATCTAAATACATCAAATCTAAATCTCCATTTGCATCAATACAATTTTCTAATAACCAATCTCTTATTTCTTCCTTGCTTTTTTTCATTTATATTTCTCCTTTCAACTTATTGTAGGTTGTTACTTCATCGTAATAGCCACCGTTTAGCATCTTGGCTACTTCTCTTATGTTAGCAGTAACACTATTGTATCGGCAATTACGAACACTTAAGCCACCACCTTTAAAAACAACTACCAAATAACAATAATCAATACCATCAGATTCAAATTCATCTAAAAAAATTTTTTCTATTCCGTGCACATTTTTTGCAATCACATTCGCAATTTCTTGAAATCTTTCTTTTCCTGTTCCCATTTTTACTTTCCTTTCTACTCCTTAAATATTGCTTTTTTCATATTTTATTCTCCTTATCAATTATTATTCGTTTCCATTCACAAAACTTTATCAATAGTATTTTATCTATATCTTTATTTCCATACAACCTATGATTAACCATTATAGCATGAGTTCTTCTTTTCATTTTGTATAGGTTTTCTTTACTAAAATTAGTGTGGTCGTTGTCTAAAAACACAACTATATCTTCTATAGGACAAAGTTTTTCGTTATGATATTGTTCATATAAATATCTATTTTTTTGAACAAAACCATCTTTTGTTTTAGCATTATCAATTTTTATAAATGTTCTATCGCCGTTTACATATTCTTGTGTATAATCGCTATCTCTTCTTGCAAAACCACGTCTTTTAACCCACCCTATTTCCAAACCTCTTTTAATTATTCTATTTGCTTTTGGCAAACCTAATTTATATCTACCATTATTTTTCGTTAATAAGGATAGAGATACATTAAGATTAAAGTGTTTATTAAATGCGTTTAATATATCTTCCCTATCGGTGTATATATCTCTACTTTTTTTTAACCACTCTAACCTATCTTTAGTCCATCTCATTTTATCTTTTGTTCTTGCAACTTAATATTGTCTTTCATAATGTTATTGCGTTCGTTTCTTATTTCATACATAGTTGTTCGTAGTTCTAAATCTTTCATTTTGTAATCAATTTCTTGTTGCTTGATGATAGATAACACATGACTGTTTTTTAATTGGCTAACCTTTAATATGTGAGGATTTCTTTTGATTTCCTCATCAGTAAGTCCGTTTAATTTTTCAATTTCTTTGACACTTGTTTCATATACTGTTTCTTTGTATTTCATTTCTTTACCCATTATAACACCTCAGTTTCTTTCTTTAAATGTGCTTTTAGTTGTTTCATTGCTTCATTATATACTGCTTCAATATTTTTATCAACCAGTCCTTCTTGTAAGCCTATTTCTTTTAATTTTGTTTTCATTTCTTCTCTCTTTTTTCTCATTTTACTTTCCTTTCTACTCCTTAAATATTGCTTTTAAGTATTTATCTAACTCAATTCTTTGCAATTTCAAATCCTTAATTTCGTAAATGTAATCAAGGATTTTATCAATATCAGTCATAATTACTGTTCTTGGTGTATCGTTTATATTAAAATGATGAACTCTTTTGTCAAAAAAATTATTTTTCTCCAATTCTTCTTCTAATTGTTTTATTTCTTCTCTTACATTTTTTAAATCATCTAAAACTTTTTGTTTTTTTAACATACTATCACTTGTATTATATTCTTCTTCAATATTCACTAATAACTGATATAATTCTAATAAAGTATGTATAATTGCTTCTTTATCTCTGTTCATTTATATTTCTCCTTTCTATGTTTTAACGATTCAAGAAGCATAACTTTAAAAGAATGGTATTATATAGATAACATTTTTTAAGTATGCTCCTGGGGTTAATATTTTAGTATTTAGAGATATAATAATCTTCTCCATCTACTGTGAACTCAGCAATGTTTCCATCCATTAATATATTGCTTTTATAATGCTCAATATCTATATATGAATCAATCAATTCTTCTATTGGACAATTTTCAATAAAATCTTCAATATAGAATTCTATATCTTCTTCTGACATATCTTCGTAATCATCAAAATATTCTCTAATTTTATCTTCATTTATATAAAATCTAATTTCAGTCCTATCTTTATCATAAAACATTAAGAGTTCTTTTAAATTTTCATTTAAAGTATCTTCGTCCATAATAATCCAAGAATCTAATTTATCATCTTGTAATGCTTGCAGTGCTTCTTCAGTGCTTTCAGTTTCATATATTCCCATAAATGTTAAAGTAGCGTCTTCTATTTTGAAACTTGCTTCTCTTAATTTCCTATAGAAGTTTATTACAGTTATTGGATGAGGTTCTCCAAATAATTCATAATATGGCAATCCTGTATAATTATCGTAATCGTGAACTACTAATTCTTCATCAAAACCATCTGGGTCTAAACCTATTTTTCTAAACTCATCAAATATTTCATCGTTAGATAAATCAGACAATTCATCTAAGTTAAACCAACCACCTTTTAAATAACCTGAATTATAACTAGCCCAACTAGTTACCCAAATTGAATCTTTTTCATTTAGTTTCATATAATTTATAATTCCTTCCTTTCTTTTACTCTGCTGTCAATTATTTTACCATTACTATTTTCATAGTAAATCTCATTGCCTTCTTCATCATATTCCATTTTTTACCTCACAATTATCAATGCTATCTAACAATGCTTTAAAACCTTCTAATGTAATTTGTTCTTCGTTTTCGTGTGTGCCATAATTTACATATATTTTAATTGATTTGATAGGTTTAACTTCTTGTGATTGTTTTCTACAAAAGTTGCACATTCCATCAAAATCGCTAGTTATCAATTCTCTATTACATTTATAACATCTACCGTTCATTTTTCAGCACCCCATATCGTATCGTTTGTTACTTTAATTTTCATTTTTTTCTCCTTTAATTTTTATTTTGTAACCCAATAAGTTTTCAATTTCTTCAACAGTTAACTCTTTTACTCTTTTGTCAATGATTATACCATTTCTAATTTCAAAGTAAATCACATTGCCTTTTTCATCATACTTGCGTTTAAGCCAAAAGCCGATACTATCTTCCCAGTAAATCACATTGCCTTTTTCATCATATTCCCATTTTTCCCAATGGCCGTTATTAGTTTCAAAGTAAATCGCATTGTCTTTTTCGTCATAAACTTCAAAGTGTTTAGCGTAACATATAACCTTATATGTTCCATTTAATTCAATACCTTTTAATTTCATCACTATTCTCCTTTAATTTTTATCTTGCAACCTAATAATTTTTCAATTTCTTCAAAAGTTAATTCTTTTACTCTTGTATCAATGATTTCATCTTTACTATTTTTATAGTAAATCTTATATTCTCTTCTAAACCAATAGGCGTTACCATCTTCCCGGTAAATCGTATTGCCTTTTTCATTATAAACCACAAAGCCTGTATCGTAATATCTAACTTTATATGTTCCCATTAATTCAATACCTTTTAATTTCATTTTCTTTCTCCTTTTTTTTCTTCTTCCAAATCTAAATACTCTTCAAAAATATTTTGTGTATCGCCATAATCATAACTTAATTCAAAAACACCCAAACCTTTATAATACTTATAAAATGAATTGTATTGATTATTATTTGTTCTAAAAAAATCATCTATTGCTTCATCAAATGTAAATCTTTTTGCCTTAAAAGCATCATCGGTTGTTTGAAAAATTTTTGTTTCAATTCCATTTTTAGTTGTTGTTTTATCTAACACTAAATAATTTTTGCCAACAATTTTAATATAAATTGTATTGTCGTTATAATGTTCATTATTCTTTTTTACCAAAGTGTCTTTAAATTGTTTTTTTAATTCTTTTATTTTTTCTTTCATTTTCTTTCTCCTTTAACTCTTTTATCAATGATTTTACCTTTACTATTTTCACGGTAAATCTCCTTGCCTTTTTCATCATAAACCACTTTGTTTTTTTTCATTTTATTTTCCTTCTTACTTTTCGGATTAAGTATAACCTTATATTATAGAGTTTTCTTCTTCTCTATGTGTATATTGTACACCCTTATCAATTGCTTGTCAATACTTATTTTACATTTCTTTTATATTTATTTTACTTTATGAATAAAAAAGATGCAATATATTACTATTGCATCTGTTTATTTATTGTTTTAACTTTTTTTACTAAAAATCTTCCTAATACGAACATTCCTAAAACTTCAATTTTCTCAATTTTATGTGCACGATTGACTATTTTATTAATAATATTTTCATTTATTATATAACACTCTGTTTTTGCTCCAGAAACATTAGTTATAATTAGCCTACCATCTGCAGGGTATATCGCTGTTAAAGAGCCTATTATAGTAACCATTTCTAAACCTTGTGTTTCTCCTAAATTGAAAATATATTCCAATAATTTGAATTTTGAAGTAGCCCACAAAGTACCCTGAGACGATTCTAAATTTTTTTCTAATTGTAAAATTATTTTAATTAAATCCACTTTCTTTAATAACATTTTCATTCTCCTTAATCTTCAATATTTCTGCATTTATACTATACCCCAAATATTGATAATTTATTAAAACATATTTCTTTCGCACACGTATAATTTTTCCTTCTATAAAAGCGTGTATTTCAGGATTTGATGACATATCTAATCTTATAATTTGTTTTTTCTTATATTTTGATGCTCCTGGAATATAAATACGAAAATATTTTTTTTTATCAATTACTGCTATAAAGTCTTTATTTCGTTTTAACATTTTTTTGCTCCTATTCTAACCAAATTATTTTATCAGTTGCATAACCAATTATTGCAATATCTTTTACTTCATCACATAAGCGTAAATAATAATATGAATCATCAGTTTTCAACGCTATTAAAATCTCATTTTTTTGTAAACATAAACTAACTTCAACTACTTGTTTTTCGCTGAACACATAATCACTTCCATAATTTCTAATATTTGATAAAATACTTTTAAAAGGATTTTTATTTTTTTTCACAGATTTGTCTTTACTAAATTCAGACATTGGAACTCCTTTTTTCACGATAAATACTTATTAGGAATAATTAACACTGTTCCTGCTATATACCTTTTAAAATTTTCGTAAATAGTTAAGTTTACATCTAATCCTTTTAGTAATCCTTCTTCGTTACAAATAAATGAATATTTCGAATGTTTTTGTTTTTTTCCATCATAAAAGTAGAAAAACTCAATAAGTCCACCAACTACTTGTGATAATTCTTCATAACTGAATTTCTTTTTATTTTTAGGCTCAACGAATTTATAACTTCCATTTGCATCAATTATCATTGCTTTAGTTTCAAGGTTTTTTACAATAGAATCTTTTTCTATTTGTGACAATTCTCTTTTTACTGCAACATCTTTATTAATAGCATTTACAATATATTCAAACATAATTTTCTCTTTCTTACTTTTCGGATTAAGTATAACCTTTTATTTAGAGTCTTCTTCTTCAGCATAATCTCTTAATACCACTTTTTTATTAGGCGTAACAAATGATATTCTGTCAGCAATTATATCAACATTTAAACCTTTTGCATCGCTTTTCAATTTTGCTATTATTCCTAATATTTCACCAATTTCAGCAAATCCTTTTACTTGTTCTTTTAATACTGTACTAACAGAAACTTTTAAAATATTAGTACTTTGTTTTATTGTGATAAAAGTTTCTTCAATTTCCGTTAATTCTCCAATAATCATTACTGTATTATACATTTCTTATTCCTTTCAATGAATCTGGGAACTCTGTAATCCCATTCTCTGCTATAAAATACTTTACAGTATCTATAAAAGATATTTCTTCATCACTATAATTTTTATAAAATATTACAGGTAAATTATTCTCATACACATAATTTAGCACATCCCAATGAGTTTTAAAATCACTAGTTGAATCATAAGCCCAGAATCTAGCAAAATTATCACAGAAATATTCATCTTTTATACAATTCAACCCACAATAGGCTTTTCTCATTCTTCCAAATTTCACGTGTATGACGCACACTTTGTCGTTAGAATAGTAATCAAAATTTGAATCGTTTTTTCTCTGTTCAATCGTTTTTTGAACTTCTGTTAAAGTTTCATATAACATAATTTTCTCCTTCTTACTTTTCGGATTAAGTATAACCTTATATTATAGAGTTTTCTTCTTCTCTATGTGTAAATTGTACACTATTTTTTTTTACCTGTCAATACTTATTTTACATTTCTTTTATATTCTTTTTATGTTTTAACGATGCTCCTGGAATTGATATTTTATTTTTTAGTGTTTATTTGTATATTTTGCCTTTTACTTTTTGAGTATGTTGATATAAATTTCCTTCTACTTTTTGATTATACTGATATAAATTGAATTCTACTTTTTGATTAAATTGGCTTAAATCTCCTGCCACTTCTTGAGTATCTTGCCATAAATTTCTTTTCACTTTCATACAAGATGTAATTACATCTCCTTCAAAATCGCTGAAATCTAAATTTGATAAGTCTAAATTTCCATTTTCATTAACACAATTTTCTAATAACCAATTTCTAATTTCTTCTCTGCTTTTTCTCATTTTATTTTCCTTCTCGCTTTTCGGATTAAGCGTAACCTTTTATTTAGAGTTTTCTTTTTCTCTATGTGTATATTTTACACCCTTATCAATTACTTGTCAATACTTATTTTACATTTCTTTTATATTTATTTTACTTTATGAATAAAAAAGATGCAATATATTACTATTGCATCTGTTTATTTATATATGCTTTTTCTTTTTTTATAGAATCCAACTAAATGTGGAATGTTTTTATCTACATAATCATATACGACAGGAATATCTTTTCCTGGAATATTTCTTTCAATTCTGCCGACCGATTGTTTCACAGTAATATAATCTTTTTTTGGCGTAACCATAAATAATCTATTCAGACAAGGAATATCTAATCCTTCTTTTGCTAAAGCATAAGTAGAAAATAAATATTTTATTTCACCTTTTATAGTTTTTTCAATAATCTTTTTTCTAGTAATTTTGTCTATTCCACCAATTAATACTGTTCCTACTCCTAACATTTCTTGCAATAAATATAAATGTGCAACTCTATGGCTTAAAATTAAACACGATTTCCCTTCGTTTTCTTTTAAATCTTCCACAATTTTTTTATTGCGTTCTTCATTATTAATCAAATAATCAATTAATTTATTGAAATCTAACATTCCATCATACCGTAAATATTCACGACTAAAAGGTGTTTCTAATTCAATAATTTTCTTTTGTGATTTGATAATTTTAGTCCCAACGTCTTCTTCTGTTATTTCGTGTAAAACAGGTCCAATGATATATAATGTAGACTTTGAAATATCTTTACTATGCTTCACTTTAATTGTTGCTGACAATCCATATTTATATCTTGCTTTAAGGCTATTTATCACTTTATAGAATTGCATCATTCTTGTCGGTGCTCCAACAACTTTATGACATTCATCAACAATAATTACATTCCATTGATTCTTATATCTATTCAAATCAAGTGAAGCCATTGTTTGTACTGTCGCAAAAGTAATATCTTTTCCAATATTAACCTTACCACCTGTAATAGTTCCAAAATCTCCTTTAAAATATTCTTTGGCTCTTTCCATTGATTGATTCAATAAATCAAGCGTATGAGTAATCCACAATGTTTTCAATCCTATCTTTTTTATAAGAGCAATCCCTACTTGTGTCTTACCACTTCCACAAGGTGCTACTAAAATCCCGTTTCTACCCCGAAAAATCGCTTGAATTGCTTTAGATTGATAAGGGTATAGTGATACATCTCCTTCCATAGTTAAAGCCATTGTAGGCGAAAAATCAGTTTCAATTCTACTATCTTTTATAAAAGGGTAAATATAAAAACCAGTGCCATAAGGCAGTACTATGGAATTTCCCATTTTTTCATATAAATATAAATATTCAGGAATATTGCCATAGTACTTCCCCAAGCGTTTTTTCGTTTCATAATCAGGGTTTCTTATTATTAAGTTTTCTTTACACCAATTATGTATTTTTTCGGATGGGTCATAAATAGTAATAGCATTTGAGATTTTACTATACATAATTATAACTCACTTTTGCGTCTTCTAAATGCACTGTAAATTTATTTTCTGTAAAACATTTTTTAATGAAATCATATGGGAAAAATGCTATTTTTTCATACTGTCTAAACACTACAAACACACCACAATTATTATTCCCACACTCTAACATTAATTGAAAAGAAGTTAATTGATTTGGCTCAATCCGTGATAAACTAAAAGATTTTCCTTCTTGAACATTTTTTACATCTCCAGAAAATTGTTGATTATCTTTAAACGAAACTAAATCAAAAGGCTGTCCTAAAATAGTTTGTGGTATTATTATTACAAAACGACCTTTTTTGCTTAAAAAATTAGCAACTATTTCTTCGGCTTCATTACCTATGCTTTTTTGTTTACGCAAATAAATCATCTCCTTTACGATTCTTAATAAAATATTTTTTTTCAGTATAGCCTTCGGTATCAGTTGTTAATTTTACATCTAAATAATATGTTCCTGTAGAAATTCGTGTTCGTTCGTATCTTTTAGAAAATTCACGCCCAAATTTCGTATTTGACATTTCATATTCATTATTTAGTTTTGCCCATTTTGAATAATGTTGATAAACATCTATTGCTTTTTCTTTCCAACCTTCAACGGGCATTGTACAAGTTTCAATAAAATTAGTGATAATGTCCATCTCATTACGATATTCACTCGTTGCATCATAAACTGATTTCGGCATTGCTAAACCTTCTTTTTGCCATAGTAAGCAACCTTGAAAACACCAATAAGCAATGCTGTCTAATTCTTTCAATAGTTTCTGTTTCAAATATTTATCTTTTTTCTTGTCAGGAATGCGTACCACAAACGGAATTAGTCTAATTCTTCTCCAAATACCTTCATCTGTTCCCCGAATTATAGGTTTGTGATTTGTCGCAATCCAGAGTTTAAATTCAGGGTAAAATTCAAATTCTTTTCCGTATAAAAACCTTGCTGTTATTACATCTCCACCGGTTAATTGTTTTATTAAACCTTCATTTAAACGTACTCCTTCATTCGGCTCTACGCTAGTTACAAAACGTGCACTTTTTAATCGTGCAATATCTCCACTAGCATTCCCACCACCTTGTGATTTTATCATAATTGTTTCAGGTTGAGTATTTGCTCCATAAGTTCCCATAATTTTATTTATAGTTTCAAGAAAAACTGATTTTCCATTTTGTCCTGTTCCATAACAGAAAAATAAACAATCTTCAACGACGCTTCCTGTCATAGAATAGCCAATCGTTTTTTGAATATATTTAATTAATTCTTGATTATTATTAGTAATTTCGTTCATAAATTGAAGCCAACGTTTTGGGGGTTCTCTATTCAACGATGTTGAACTAATTTTACTTATAAAGTAAGATGGATTATGGGGAAGTAATTCCCCCGTTTTTAATTTTAATATACCGTTTTGTAAATTGAATAAATCTTTGTCTTTATCGAAATCACTATTCAACACAGGAACACCTTTTAAATGCATCGCTTCTTTTATCATCGCTTCTTTGCCTTTAGAAGAAAAAACACGATTAGCATTTTTTAACATTTCTTTTTGTATATCAAGATTTTCTTCCAAAAACGCTTCTATTCTCATTTCTTCAGCAACTTTATCTGCTAGTCTTTTCACTTCACTTGTTTCATCAGGACTCCATATTTTACCATTCCAAATAACCCAATTTTTATTTTCGTGATTATATTTTATCAAACCATAAAATTTATCAACAAGCCTTTCAGCGTTTCCTGTGTCGTTTAATTGATAATCCTTTTTAGGTTTTTCATATACTTCACCATCTTTATTTAAAAGATAATTGCCTTTAGGATTGTAAATAACTGAACACTTTGAAATAGCGTTTAAAAGTGTAATTTCTCCATAAGTAGTACCGGATTGTCTTCTGTCCCATTTATCACGCATTAAGTTTGAAACTCTAAAAATACGGTCCATTTGTTCTTTATTTCTTCCTGTCCAAAACGCCAACATATTACAAAATGACATATCTGCTTCACTTTGGGATGGGTAAAATTGTTCCCAATTCCCACTATATAATAATTGAAACAACATTCCATTTTTAGAATTTCTTGCTTTTTGAATCACTTCTTCATCTTCTAATTTTATAGGCTCATCTAATACTGTATTAACTTTATTTTTTTCTTCTCCTAAAAACTTATTATGTAATGGAATAATTTTTTCAGTACAATCCGTAATCTCATAATTCCCAATAGCGTTTCCTGTAGTAATAAAATATCTTCCTGTATCATACATTTCAACATTCCCTTTTCTACGTCTTCCTTCTGGCAACTTTCCTTTACAAATTATATGAATGCCTTTTCCCGATTTTGATATTTCAGTATAAGATTGTAATGTATCAATAAACTCATTTTTTGTATCATCATCAATATTATCAAGGTCCACACCAAAATAGCCATTCGCAAACATAAAACCTATTCCGTCAAAAAGATATTTATCAACTGCTTTTACTGCAGTATCGAAATCACTCCAGGTATTAGGATTATTACTTTGTGCGTTTTTACCCGTTAACGGGTTTTTTGGTAACTTATCACCAGCCCAACATACCCATTGTTTTAAGTTTTTAATTTCTTGTGGTATTTTTTCCCACATTTACATCACCCCTTATTTCTGTGGAATTGTAATTTTTAAGTATGCATTTCTTTTTGTAACTTTTGGGTATTTTTGCACAAGATAATTATACTTCTGTTCTTCTTGTTTTTCTAACTCTTTTAAATCAATTCCAAAACTTGAACTTTCTTTTACAATAGTAAGTTTAGCAACTCCAAAATCTTGTTTCTCAATAGAGTTTTCAATCATTTTTTGGAATAAATCTTTTTTTATTTCATTTGCTTTTTCTTGTAATGCGTCAATAGTTTTTAATAAATCAATATAATCGTGAACTAGAATAAAGTCTGTTTTTTCTACCACGGTAATTCTTCTTCCGTTTCTTCAATTTCTTTCTTAACTTCTGCTTTGGCTTTTTCGTGTAGTGGTGTAGGTTCTTTTAAATTTTGTAGTGGAATCTTTGTAGGTTTATAATATGCAATTTTATTTATATCTTCACCACGATAGTCATCAAATTGTATTCTTACTACAGCAATAACTAGACAAGCAAGCAAATTACGCCCTAAATCTTCTTCATCTTCAAACTCTGAATTTTCAGGAATTCCAGCACTTTTGCAAATATTATTAATACGTCTTACTGAATATTCTCCTGTTTCTTTACTTTTATATATTCTTTCAGTTAAATATTCATTTTGGCTTTCTTGTTCAATATCATCACGAACTTTTAAACTCAGTTCAATATATTCAGAGCCACCTTCAGTTATGCCGTGCTTTGAATCCATAATCATCATTTCATATTCACCATCTTTTAATAACGTTCTTTTATAATCAGTTTTAAACATATTCCTTTACCTCCTTATATGCTTTCCAATTTTTTTCGTATATTTCATATAAATCTTTTTCTTTCAGCCACGAAACAAACTCTCTTATATCATTGTTTATTTCACGACATTCTTCTCTTAAATAAGTTTCATAATATATTTCAAAAGAATCATTTGTAATTTCTTCTTTTTCAGCACTATTTTTCACGCCTATTAGATATTCAAACTTTTTCGCTTCTGGAACACATTGCATATATAAATGATGTTGAAAACTATCTAAAAAGGAACCAACTTCATATTTCCATTTGCGTTTTATATCATAAACCACGCCTTTATATAATACATCTATTCGTCCATAAAGCAAGTAATCAATATTATCAATTTTCACCCATTCTTTAACTACAACTTGATATTGACCATCTTTAATAATTTCACTAATACCATTAATTTTCCCTGCTATGCAATCATCTTCGAATTGGATTCCTGCAATCATATATTCATTGGCTTCTATACGTTCACGCTTCAAAGACCTTACAAAGTTTTCAAAAGCATCATCATAATATTTTTCTGACACTTTAAAAAGATAATTCCAACTATTCAATAGGCTTGCTGTTATCAAGTACATAAAGCCCATCTTTCTTTGAAAAGACAAAACCTAAACTAATAGCCTTATTATGAAGATAATGTTTTAATTCTTTTTCACTTGTTAAAGCGTGTTTCACTCTTGTTTTTATATATTCCACTCCACGATTCGCTTGTTCAACTGTAGTAACTTTATCAATTTGTAATTTTACTTTCATTGCTTCATTATAATCTTTTTCTTCTTGATTAAAACTTTCACTTTCTGACATTATTTTTTCTTTCATAAAATTGAATAAATCAGCCACAAAAGTATTCTCCATATCATTTTTTAATTCATCAATTTCATATAAACCTGTAACCCCGTGAACACCTTTAGCAAAGTATCTTTCACAATTACTAAAACCAATTGTTCGTTTTTTCCCAATCATTTCCATAAAACCACCTATATCAATGTACTTCCAAATGTTGTCTTTGCTTTGTCCTTCAATCGCTATTCGTAATTTTGTAAAATCACCATCTTTGTCTTCTTTAGTATGGAAAACCACAATAATGTTTTTGCCCATCCTTTTAACATTTTTTATTAGGCGTGTAAACTCTAATCCAACTGCTCCATAACCTTTTAATGTTAAAGAGCCATCTCGTTGTCCATTCTGGGTATTTTTTTTAATAACATAAGGTTTCATTAATTCTAATAATTCAGCACCTGTATCTATTATGAGTGTTTCATAATTTTTAATTTCAGCAGACTCTAAATCGTTCAACAATTCTTCATACGTTTCAATTTGTAAACTATCTTTTCGATATTTAGGTTCTACACGGTCAATTCCTTGGTCTGCGTCAATTAATAAGGGTTTCGGTGCTGATAACGCTAATGTTGTTTTACCTATTCCAGGAAACCCTGCAATTATCATTGCAAACTTTTTGTCTTTGAAATCCAATTCATTTGGCTTTTTAAGCATTTCTTTCTCCTTTTCTTTTTACTCTTTTTCTTCTGTATTATTTATTTGTCTTAAAAATAAATAATCAACTTCCAACATTGTTGCTAATTTCACAAGTGTTCGTCTTCCTGCTTTTTTACCGTTTTCAATATAAGAAATCATCGGTAAAGAGATATTCGCTTTTTCACTCAATTCTCTTTGAGTCAATCCACGTCTATCTCGTTCTTCTCTTAAAAAATCTTTTAATTTTATCAAACATTTTACCTCCTTTCGTTCCTAGAAAGATATATAACCTTTCTACTGCTTATATTTTACACTATTTTTTTTTGCTTGTCAATACTTATTTTATTTTTATTTTAAGTTTTTTTTACCTTATGCTTTTTAAATGTATGGTATGTATAGTTTAAGGCGTTTTCCTTAAACCTTCTATATATAGCCTTTTTGTATAACTTGTTATAAACAAGGGTAAACTATACATACTATACACTAAAAAAAAGCACCTTTTTTCAAAGATGCTTTATATAATAATTTTTATTTTGCAATAATATTATAATGTGATATGATTGTGTCAATTAATTTTGAAATAAGTTTGTAAAGTATTTTGTACGGTATGCCTAATTCTTCACACTTTTCCATAACTGCATCTTCAACAATTTTTTTCTTTTCTTTACCGTGCCCATCGGGGAATTGTTTTTCTGCCTTTGCTATAGCATTACTAATTGTATCAATCAATTGTTTTAACCATTTATTTTTAATTGCTAAAATAACATAATATGTAACCATACATATTACGATTACTGCTAATATTATAAATTCAATAATTTGTATTGTAGTCATTTATTTTTATTCCTTTCAAAACAATTTTCTATAATTCTAAGACGCTTATCAAAATCAGTTTTCCAGTCTTTAAGTTCGTCTAAACTTAATCTAATATATGACACATCTTTTTCTATTTGCACCAATCTTGTCTGTAATAAAAATAGTTCTTTAGTTCTTTCTTTTATTTCATCAGTATCTTCTTTAGTCCTGTTCTTACTAAAGGCTATAATTCCAAAAACAATTGTTAGTACAGAACAAATTGCTGCCACGACTGCCATTGTTATGCTAAATGTAGTCATATTTTTTAGTCCCTTTCGTATTGTGTTTTTATCTAAATATAGACATCATATCAATTTCATCATTTTCTACACCACCGTCTAAAGCATAACCTAAATCGTGATAGCCTAATGGAATCTCATTAAGTGCTGGTGATATTAAATTTCTTGGATTAACGAGTGTTGTTTTGTACACGGTAATATATGGCTCATTCCAGTGCCCCACTGCTAAGTATGCGTCATCGCTTGAAAAACTTACACCTTGACCAGTTCCTGCTAGTGCTTCAATGTCTGGTATTTTAGTAAATACATCACCTGAACGTTTATACACTGTAAGAGAC